CAACGCCCTTGCGTCATTGCCTATTCAGCCAGTAATTTAGTGCCAGTCACCCAGATCATGCGCGAATTACATGGGGCAGAGCAAGAAATTGTTATCGTGGCAGACAATGACGCATCAGGCGTAGGTCAGCGATACGCAGAGCAAGCCAGCGCCAAATATGGGGCACGAATAGTAATGCCGCCCATCCCCGGCGATGCCAATGATTACGCCCAAGCGGGTAACAACTTAGCCGCCTTACTCGCACCACCAAAGAATGACTGGCTTATTCCAGCCGATGACTTCTGTTCACAGCCCAGCCCGATAGCATGGCTGGTCAAAGGTTGGTTACAAGAACAAGCCCTTATCATGGTGCATGGCCCAAGCGGAGGCGGCAAGACTTTTGTAGTCTTGGACTGGTGTCTGCGCATGGCCTCAAATACCCTTGATTGGTTGGGCAATAAGGTAAAAGGCGGAAACGTGGTGTACTTAGCAGGCGAGGGACATCATGGTCTTCGCGGCAGGGTGGCAGCGTGGAAGCATCACAACCAAGCAGGTAAGCTCAATATGTGGCTTTCTAAGGATGGATGTGATCTCAATACGGCAGAAGGTTATCAGCGGGTCAGCAATTCTATTAAGCAAAGCAGCATCACTCCATGCGTTATCGTGGTCGATACGCTTCACCGTTTCTTATCTGGCGATGAAAACAGCGCCCAAGATGCCAAGACTATGCTGGATAGTTGTAATGCCTTAATGATGGAATTCAATTGCTCAGTAGTCTTGGTGCATCACACTGGCGTATCAGACGAGGCCCAGCACCGTGCCCGTGGATCGTCAGCATGGCGTGGGGCGCTGGATATTGAGATCAGTATCGTGGCGAGTAAAGACGATAAGCCCATGGAGATCGTGCAGCGGAAGTCAAAAGATGCAGAGATGGCACAGCCGATCTATGTGAATTTACACAGTGTTGCTATCCCCGGATGGTTTGATGAGGATGGCGCGGCGGTCACTTCAGCGGTCGTAGTGGAAGCGGAAGCACCACTAGAAGCAAAGAAAATTAGTAAATTAGACGGGCATCGAAAGCTGTTTGAGAATGCTTGGTGGTCATCAGGCGCTGAAATTCGGGGTGATTTGCCATACGTTAGTCGGTCAGCTTTGAAGTCTAAGCTGTCAGTTGATGGGTTTGCAGAGCGCACAATTGTGAATATGTTGACACCATCAAGACAAGATATGGTGGGAATGTTGCTGCAAGGTGAGGTCATTCAGGTGCATGAACATGGCTGGATTTTGGTTGATCAGGTGCATTCCAGTGCTATGTTGATGCGAAAGAATATGTCATAACTTTCTTGGGGTAAATGAAATAATAGGGTAAGATGGGGTTTTTATAGGGTCTATTTATATGTATATCATTGAAAATTCTGTTCCAATTCCATCAAATAAAAAATGTAAATACCCATTTTCAAGCATGGAAATCGGTCAAAGTATTTTTGTAGAGGACGCCAAAATGAAAGGGAATTTGCATCAAGCATCAAAAATGCACGGCAAATCTTTGGGTAAAAAATTCATTGCACGGTCAATAGATAACGGCTTGAGAATTTGGAGAATTGCATAATTTCTACCCTCCCCTACCCTTTTAGGTAGTTTAGGGTAAGGGTAAAAAAGTGACAAAAACACATCAAAATCTACCCTCCCCTACCCTCACACCTTTAGGGTGAGGGTAGAAGGGTAGAGATGTAGTTGAGGTAATTGGGTAGTTCAATTTAAGAAAGTGAAATATGAAAGCAAACGATACACAGGTGGGTGGTAAGCATTACAAACAGATGGGCGTTGAGCCTTGGGATGTGGTGGACACATGGCCTATCGAACAGCAGATTGGTTACTACCGAGGCAATGCGTTGAAGTACATCATGCGTATGGGTGCAAAGGATACGGCGAATCAAGAGGCGGGTAAGGCGGGTCATTATGTGCAGAAGCTGATTGAGGTCTTGGAGATTCGTAATGCCAGTAACGCCAACTCATAATCATTGTGCGATGTATGGGTGCAAAGAGCCTAAGTCAAAGCTGAATAGTTATTGCATGGCGCATGGAGGCAAAGAGAATAGCTTTGTGCGTCAGAGTGACAGTATGTACAAGACACCAGTATGGCGAAGCATTAGAAGGCGTCAGATGAGCCTACAACCGCTTTGTCAGGCTTGCCTATGCCGTGGTATTGTTTGCTCTGCTTGGGCCGTGGATCATGTGTTCCCTTGGCGTTCAGTGGGTGGTGAGGCGTTCACACACAATATCTTTCAGAGTTTGTGCCAACCTTGTCACAGTCATAAGACAGGACTAGAGCGACATGGGATATGCGAACAGTATGATGGCGTGGTAAAGCAGCATTCTATCGACGACTATGCTTACGCAATGCTCAATCAATCGTAAAAATATGCCGATATTTGACCCATTTTTGGGCATTTGTCGGAGAAACTTAAATTTTTTAGGTATGCTAAAGAGCCAGCGCGGTAGTAAAAAACCACAAAAGGGTTTTTTGGAGGGGGTATGCAAAATTTTCATAAGGATAAGATCATGGGCAGACGATTGCCAACAGAATTACACATCGTGCATGGCACGAAACCAGAGCATGATGGTGGGTTGCTGCCTGAAAACGTAAGACAGCGAATTCCCAAGCAACCTTGGTTTGATGACTTTGCCAAATGGGATGCTGACGCCTTCATTAAATCCACGGCGGATTTTTTGTGGGAAACTTACGGTATCGGAAGTGAACAAGACGGTCATGTTCTTTGCGCACTGGCGGATCAAATGGGAATCTACATTGAATGTAAGCACAAGATTCAAATTGATGGCATCATTATTACGTTTCCAAATAAAGCCATTGGCCCCAATCCATATTTAACGGCGGGTGATAAAGCCTTGGCGCGTGCTTTGGTGTTGATGAATGAATTGGGGTTAACCCCTAAAGGGCGTTTGGCGACCAATACCGCCAAAGATGCCAACAAGAAATTTTCAAAATTATTAGCAGGGCCATAAGCCAATACAAAATATGACATACGAAGACGGGATTTTTTATGCGGTGCAAATTGTCAAAGGCGAGATTGTGGCTTGCCGCAATATCAAACTGGCGGCGCAACGCTTTCTTGACCAGTTGGAAAACAAGACGTGGGCATGGGAATTTCATAGTAAATACGTTGACCATTTCCTGAGTTTTTCGGAAACCCTCAGTCACACCAAAGGCCCAGACGCTGGCAAACCTTTGATACTTCAACCATTCCAGATTTTTTTGATCTGCGCCATGTATGGTTTCAGGTCGAAAAAAGATGTAAATCGGCGCATGGTCACGGATGTGATCGTCTTCATTCCGCGCAAGGCGGGTAAGTCAACCCTGATTGCGGTCATTGGGCTTTATGAATTGATGTGGGGTGAAGCTGGCGCTGAAGTTTATACACTGGCGACTACGCGGGAGCAGGCGGGTATTGTGTTTCACGCTGCGACTGGTTTTGTGGAGAATATGCCTAAAAATGTGGCAAGTCTCTTTAATGCCAGCCGCCATCAAGTCACCAAGGCTGGCGACAGCCAAAGCGTTTTCAAGGCGCTCTCACGCGATACCAAGAAAACCGGGGACGGTATGAATCCCTCCTGCGCCATTATTGACGAGGCGGCGCAGATCGTGGATCGCAATTCAATCGAGGTGTTGCATTCGGGCATGGTGGCGCGTAAAAATCCATTGCGGATTTACATTACGACTGCCAGCTTCACAAAGGAGACCAAATTCTATGAGGACATGACCTTGCTGGAATCCATGCTGACGGGCGAAGCTGAAGACAATCCCCGTTGGTTTGGTTTGCTTTACAGCCTTGACCCTCAAGACGACTGGCGCGATCCAACGGTCTGGTCCAAAGTTAATCCCATGCACGGCATCAGCGTTTTTGAGGAAGCGATCCACGAACGGGCAGAACAGGCCAAACATAAGCCAGCCGCCTTGAATGAATTTTTGTGCAAGACGCTTAATGTTTATGTCAGCGCCAACAGCGCCTGGGTGGATCGTGCTTTGTGGGATGACCCCAAATGCGCCATCGTTGAGGAACGAGTGCCCGAGGCTGTTTTCATGGGCTTTGACTTGGCGGCAATTCGAGATTTGAACGCCGTTTGTACGCTGAAGCGATATGCGGAAGATGACTACGAGGCTGAATTTAAATTCTTTTTGCCAGAGGCTGGCTTTGATTTAATTCCGAAACACTACGCTGACATTTTCAGAATGGCGCGGCAATCGGGTATCCTCCAATTGACGGAAGGCAACGTGATGGATGATCGGCAAATCAGCGATTACATTACTATGCAGGCTGAAAAGTACGATATTAAAGAAATTGGGTTTGATGCCTACAATGCCGCCAGTCTGGTCGCCCGGCTCCATGATGCGGCGCTGCCCGTGAAAAAAGTCGGGCAAGGCATGGCGGTTTTGAGCAACCCCAGCAAGCACGTCGAGAAATTGATTCTCAATTGCAAAATCAAGCATTCCGGAAACCCTTTTGTGGGTTGGCAGCTTGGAAATTGCGAAGTTTACACAGATGTGAACGGAAACGTTAAAATACGAAAGAATGAGGCTGACAAATCAGCGAAAGTTGACGGCATAATCAGTTTAATCATCGCAATGCACTGTTCATTGGATAATGCGGCGGTCTCTGGGTTTGGGTTTCGAGCGTTTTAAGGCAATATTATGGCAATAACGGACATTTTTAAGCGTAAAGCGGTTGTTTCTGACGAGGCAAACACGCTATTTGGGCAGACCGCACTTGGTAACAACATCGTTTATCAAGGCGGTCAGCAGTCCAAAACCAACACGCAAATCCTCTATGTGACCACGGCATCGACCAATAATGCTGGTCGCCCGGTGGATATGTCGTTGCTTACGCGCAATAGTACGGTGATGGCGTGTGTTGCTGCCAAAGCTCGTGCGATTGCACAATTGCCCATTCAAGTGATGTGCAAAATGGAAGACGGTTCAATGGTGGATGCCACTACTTCTGAACTGGTGGGAAAGCGAGATAAAGCGAAAGCCAAGCAGGTGGCGGCACTTTTGGCAGAGCCAAATAAGTTTCAAAGCGCCTATGAGTTTTGGTATCAGTGGATCATGTGGTACGAATTATCCGGCGAAGCCTTTACCCTTTGGTGGAGACAAAACCAGAAAAATTCTCTGGAAACGCCGCTGGAAATGTATTTGTTGGACAGCACTTTGATTGCGGTCACGATTACACCCACCCGTTATCCCAGTTACCGCCTGTCCACTCCGTCCTATGGCTTCAGCCGTGATGAACCTCTGGAAGCCCATCAGGTCATGCACATTAAAGACATGGCGTGGCAAGGTTCGGCTGGTTTTAACAAAGGCATTTTGGCGGCTGAACTTATCAGCTTGGATCAGGACATTGATTTGTATGCCAATTACGTTATGCAAAACGGCGCAAAGCCTTCCGGGATGTTTACGACTGAGCAAGTCATTCCTGATGGGAAATTCAAGGAAATTTCAGCACGTTTGAAAGAAGCATGGTCAAACATGACGGGCAGTCGCCAGAGCGACCCCAGCAAACCCGGTCAGGGCATGCTGCTGGACCAAGGCATGAAATACACGCCTTTGAATATGTTGACGCTGCAAGATACTGATGCTTCAAAGCTCAAAGAGCAAACCATGAAGCGTATTTGCGGATTGTTTGGCGTGCCCCCAGCCATGATTGGTATTGCCGATCAGAAATACAACAACACCCAGACCATGCTGGACGAGTTTTATAAATCTACGATTTATCCGACTTCAGTTAATATTCAGCAGAAGATGCGAAGTCAATTATTCCCCGGCTATCCAAATCTGTGTATTGAGTTTGATACCAAGAATTTCCTAAAGGGCGCACCTTTGGATCAAATGAATTTTGCGGTGGCTGGTGTTGGCGCTGGATTAATGACGCCCAATGAAGGGCGCAATTATATGAATATGCCCACGATTGATGGCGGTGACGAGTTGCAATTTAAGACCACCCCATCCGCTGATGCTAAACTTGGCACAAGCCCACAAGATACTGGCGGCGGCGGTGGAAATCAGACCCGTAAAATGAATATTGGAAAATAATCATTTTGATGCGTACAATACAGCAAGTATTCACGCGCCAAGCGGCGAAAAAAAAATCCATCATAATATATGACATTGACGTTCGCAAAGTTAATGATGGAGATGTAATCAATGATGCAAAAAAAAGTAATGTTGCTCTGCGAGGCCAAACTGGTCGCAGGCAACCCGGCAAACCCCGGTCAGATTGAAGCCACCGTAACCACATGGGGCGCACGAGAAGGCGCTGACGGTAGACGTTTCAATTATCAACCTGAAGGCTTCATGGATTGGGCCAAAGAGTTTGCGGCTACTGGTAAACCCTTACCTATGTTTTTGAATCACAATGCAGACTCCATGCCTATCGGTGAATGGACTTCATTCGAGTTTTCAGAATCAGGCATGACCGCCTCGGGCCGTATTTATACCAATACGGCGATGGGTAAGGATACTTACACCATCATGCAGGAAAGCCCCACAATGTTTGGCGGCGTTTCGGTTGGTGCTTATGCTGATGAATACCAAATGGTGAATGCTGATGGCAAACCAGACCAAACCGATGAAGCCTATTTTCAAATCACCAAGGGTGGTCTGCGCGAAGTCTCGGTGGTGATGTATCCAAATAATCCTGAAGCAAACGTGAGCCATTTGGAATATTTCCGTGCTGATGGTTCAGCAGATTTGAAAATCATGGAACAAGCCCTGCGGGATGCTGGACTGTCCAAGAGTGATGCGGTCGCTGCCGCATCAACTTTCAAGAAGGTGCTTGAGCAGCGTGATGCCGTAAAAGTGCCCAATGAAAATGCGACGACTCAGCGTGATGCTGGTGCGGAAGCGACCACGAACGCAGAAATTCTCGCGGCTCTTGAGCAACGTGAATTAATGCAAATTCTCACTAAACGACTCAAAGGTTAATACCATGTCTAAAGAAATTATCGAAAAACTCGATGCTATCGAAGCCAAGCAAGCCGAAAGCGTGCTGGCAGTTGAGGCCAAAATCCCTGCGGCTGTTGAGGCTGCTAAAGTTGAACTTGAATCCAAAATGGCGGCTCTCGAAGCCAAAATTGCTTCAGTTCAAGTTCCTTCGGTTATCAAGATTGTCAAGACCGTTCGCGGCGATGTTAATCGTGCCGTGAAAGAGCAATTGGCTGGTTACTACAAGGGCGCACGCCAAGGTGAAAAAGAACTGAAAATGTTCGAAGACCAAGGCCAATATGATGCCTACATGAAAGAAGCTGCTGGCCTTGCTGCTGGTGGTGACGGTCAAGGTGGACGCACAACGTACGATCCAGTGTTTGTGGCTCTGCGTTTGGCTAACCAAATGCGCGGTCTTTCACGCACTGTGGCAACTGATGGCTCTAGCTATCAATTTAGGGTGAAAACGGGAAATGCAGGAACCCAGTGGGGATATGCAATCCAGAACAACGGCACGCCCACTACTGAGAACACCAGCATTTGGCAATTGGTTCTGAAAGACATTAACGTCCAGTTCCCAATCCGTACTGCGGCTTTGGATGACATCGACGGTCTGGAAGCCAATGTGGTTGACGATATGTTGATGGAATTCGCTCAGAGCGAAGCCCAATCAATGATCTCCAACAACGACCAAACTGGTACTGGCTCGACAGTAGCAACTGGTGGTGCTGATGGTTTGCGTGGCCTGAATCAATACCCCGGCGCAAATGCAACCTTCACAGGCGGCACGACTTCTGTGGCGGCTTTTGGTTCATCCGGTACTGGTTCTACTACTGGTTTGCACAGTCTTGCAACTTACGATCAGTTGACCTCAAACGTCAACACCGTGGGCGCAAATGCTATCCAGTACAAAGATGTGATCAACATGATTTACGCCTTGCCACAACAATATTGGACTGATAGCGCCAAATTCATGGTCAGCCCAATCCTGTTGCAAGCAATCCGTGGTCTGCAAGACACCAATGGTCGCCCGATTTTCAACTCTGTTGAATCTCTCTCGGTCAATGGTATTGTTGGTCAACTGCTTGGCTTTGATGTTGTTGTTAATAAATACTTGGATACTCCAAGTCAATTGACTACCGCCACCGCAGGCACAATCAGCAAGTACCCAATGTACTTTGGTGACTGGTCGCGTGGTCACACCATCATTGACCGTTTGAACATGGTTATGCGCCGTTATGACCAGACTTTGCCCGGTTACATCACCTTCTTTGGTGAAAAGCGTTTGGCTACTTCGGTGCGCGATCCTAACGCTCTGGTGCGTTTCCGCTCTACGGCTACCGCTGCAAACTAAGCAGCTTTGAGGGGGGGGCTTCGGCCCTCCCCTTTATGCCCACTTACTTGGAAAAATAAATGAAGACCATCACCGAAAAAATCCTCAACAGCATTAAACAGACTCTGGAAACAGGGGAAAAAATCACAATTGATTTGCGTGAGCAAGCATCGTTGACGGGCAGTGGCGATGGTCAGGGTGGTAAGACATATTTTGATGACGCATTCGCGGCATTACGATATGCAAACCCATTTCGCAAAGGCGCACGACAAGTTAAAGTTGCTGGTTCCAGCGCACAGTTTGTCGCCAAGACTGGTAATGCCACAAATGGCACACCTTGGGGTTACACAGTGGCTCCAAACGTAGGAACACCCGGAACAAACACTACCATCTGGCAATTGCCAACTCGCGTGATTTCAGCGCAATTGCCGATTCGTACTGCGGCAATGTCCGATATCAATTACATCAATGAGACCATCATTGAAGACTTGTTTTTGGAGTTTTCGGCTATCGAAGCCGCTTCAATGGCAGATAACAATGACCAAGCCGGAAGCACTACGCTTGCCACTGGTGATGGTCAGGGTTTGCGTGGTTTGAACTACTACCCCGGCGCTGCTGGTGCTGTGGCTGCCTTTGGCACATCAGGCACTGCCATCACCAACGGCATTCATACTTTGGCGACTGTTGGTCATGTTCATACAGGCGTTGATTATGAATCACTGTCTGAAATGGCTAATGCTTTGCCGCCTCAGTATTGGGGTTTGCCGGGCACAGCATGGCATATGCACCCCAGCTACATAAGCGCAATTCGTCAATATGCACATGGTGGCGGTGGTTACTCACTAGTTGAAACTGGTGAATTGGGTGAAGGCCCAGCGATCAATATTCTTGGTTTCCCTGTCATTCCCAATCCATATCTGGACCCTACAGGTACGGCTGGCAACTTCCCGGTGTACTTGGCAAACTGGCCTCAGTTTATGACCATTGCTGACATTGAAGAAATGTCCGTGCAAGCAATGGAAGAGACCACACCCGGCTTTGTGACGCTGTATGCTGAAAAGCGTATGGTCAGCACTGTGCGTAATCCGTTTGCTGGCGTGCGTTTGATTGAGACTTAATCAAAATGGCTGTTGATACCAATCAATATGGTTTGCCCTACGGGGCAGCGACTCGCAACCCGTTCAACTACACAAAAGTTGAACAGGTCTTGCGGGACAATACTACTGCTTGGCTGACGCTGGCAGAGATTACAAATCAGTTGAATATGTTTGATGACGAAAGTCAAGATTCGTATTTGTCTGGTTTGGAATTGGCAACACGTCAGGCCATTGAAGATTATTTGGGCATGTCGATTTTCCCGATTACTTATCGCGTTTGGTATGGCATGGAAAGCATTGCCGCAAACCCGATCAGTTTTGATTTGCCAGAAGTCAGTCAAAATATTAATCCTGTTTTGTCTGGCGTTTCGATTATTTCGGTTAAATATTGGACTGATGCTACACCGCCCGTTTTGGTAACGGTGGATGTGGGCCAATATTATTATGATGAATCGGGAAACAAAGTCATTGTTTCCACTTTGCCAACAGGCATTAATTCCAGCATGACTGCGCCAATTTTCATTGATTACTCGACCACAGCCAATCCATTGGCAAGCTACCCAGTTATCAAGCAAGCTGGTTTGCTATTGCTTACCCATCTTTACAATAATCGCAGCAATACGGTGGAAAAACAATTGCACGATATTCCTTTTGGCGTTTCAACTTTGTTACGCAGCTACAAACCTTTGGTGATGTAAATGGCAATTGCACGGTTTGAAAATCTGGATATTAATAATCTCACTTTCGGTTTAAGTGACATTGGAGAACAGACAACTATTCAAACCAAATGGTTCACCACTCGTGGGCGTGTTAGTTCAGTAGCCAACAGCTTGAACATTCTGGAAAAGTATCGGCTCTATCAAGACCTGATTAATTTCACATTGAATTACACGCCAAACATGAAACAGATTATTGATCGTCAAGATATTTTTTCCATTACATGGCGTGGGAATTCTTGGCGAATTGATAATGTGCGAGAAGCAGATGACCGAATGACTGTGCGCTTTATGTGCTATCGTTCTGACCCTGCAACGGCGGTGTAATATGGCTCAAAATAGTACGCTCCAATATTCCAAGGCTATCCAGTACCAACTGGCGAATATTGTCACCCCTGTGCCCGTTTATGCGGCGTTTAACCGTAACTTTGCAACACAGCCTAAGTTTATTACTTGGATGTTGCGCAATGTTCACCAGCCAGTTTATACAGGTCAAAATCAGAACAACAAAGGTATTGATACCCCTGTTTTTCAGATTTCAATATTCACACAAAACATTGAAGATGGCTTCACGATCTCTGACCAAATCTTGCAAAGTTTGCATGGTTTTAGTGGAGTATTTGGTGGCCCCACCAATGGGTTTTGGGTGGCAAAGGCAGACGTTCAGTGGTTGTACAATTCATACGACAACGAACAAAAGCTGGCGCAAGTCTTTTTGGACTGCACCTTAGATATTCCAACATAAAACATCTTTTTAATTTTTGAAGGATATTCATCATGGCGTTACCAAATAAAATCTTGCCCGGCTTTTCTGCTGCTCTGTTTGCCCAGCCAACTGCCACCCCTACGGCTTTGACCACGGCGGCTTTGTCCACCGTAGCCACTGTTTCGGCTTTGGCTATTACGGCGAATCAATTAAACGTAGAAGCCATCCCCGCTTTTGGTCAAGATGATGCTGTGGCCTCCTACTCGGTGGCGGGTGCGCGTCAAAGCGATAAGATTCCAACTCAAGCAGCGCCAGCCAGCTTGACTATCACGGCAGCTTGGAATCCCTCGGATTCTCAATTGCTGATCATGCGTGGCGATGCTTACTCTGGCGTGATTGATCGCACTTTCATTATTTCGGCAACTGATGGCGCAAATGTGGTTTACTACGCATTCAATGGTCGTGTAGGTGAATTCAAGATTGACGCGCAACCCGGCGCTGAAGCCAAATGTATCTTTACTGTTCACCCCCGTGGCGGTCAGTACGGCTGGTCGAACAACGCTTAATCAGGAGAATAACTAATGGCAGCACCATCAAAAGTTTTACCCGGCTTTAGTGCCTCACTGTGGGCGCAAACGGGCGCCACACCCACGCCTTTGACCACGACAAATTTGTCAGTTTGGGCAGCACAAGTAGCGACTATCGTTGGCATTTCTGCCAACGGTACAGGCGCGGCTGGTACGCCATTGAATGTGGAGGCAGTGCCCGTCTTTGGTCAAGACGATGCAGTAGCAAGTTTCTCAGTCGCTGGCGCACGTCAATCGGACAAAATTCCAACTCAGGCAGCGCCTACAAGTCTGACCATTACAGCCGCATGGAATCCATCAGATGTAGGTTTATTGTTAATGCGTGCCGATGCGTATAGCGGCGTGATTGACCGCACCTTTGTGGTTGCGGCTGAGGATGGGGTCAGCACTATTGCTTATGCCTTCAATGGTCGTGTTGGCGAGTTTAAGATTGATGCCCAGCCGGGTGCAGAGGCCAAATGCATTTTTACCGTTCACCCACGCGGTGGCCAATACGGCTGGAGTAATACTTAATGCTTACGGACGTTGTTGCAGAACTAACGTCCACTTATCGCCCTTTGCCAGAAATGGTACGGGGCGCTATAGTAGACGCGCAAGAAGTGGCTGATGCTTTATTGGCGGCTGATCCTGATTCATGTGAAGCCACCGTATTGAAAATGTTGGCTGAATGTAATCCAGTGATTGTTTCAAATGCCACTCGCAAAAAAGCCTAACGGCTGGTATTGGGGCAGCAAAGGCCCATTCGCTACAAAAGCCAAAGCGCAAGCTATGGCGCGTGCGGCCTATGCTCATGGTTATGGACAACAAGGAAATACTATGAAATTCAGCGTCGAACAAACGCAAACCAATTCAGTTGGAGATTTTGCTACCTGTTTGCTTCATAGTGTGACTGGTACGCATATGTTGCATTTAGCAACTCGCAGCTTTGCAGAGCATAAGGCGCTAGAAGCCTTCTATACGGCTGTAGGCGACCTGATTGATTCTTTTGTGGAATCCTATCAAGGGAAATATGCAACGCGCATTACATACCTTCCCGGCTTTGATGTGCCTACTGATGCTGTAGATTATTTGACTTATCTTCAAGATGAAGTTGCTGATCTACGCAAGCAAGCAGACTTTCCACAAGATTCTGAATTGCAAAACATCACCGATGAAATTGCATCTTTAATTGACGGCACACTTTACCAATTGACCCTTAAATGATACCTACAACGACAATACAAAACACCAACGATCTATTGGGCTTTTTAGTCAATCAATCTGAAATTCGAAAAGATTGGTTTGGCTTTACTCAACAGCGTATGACAGCGGTCACTCTTGCGCATGAAATTGCAGCGATGCACGCACCGCACATGACTCCTGCGGCTGTTGTATCCTATGCCATGGCGTTAAATAATGAAATTTACAATAAGATTATTAAAGGTTAATCGTGGCAACTGTTTCTGTTCAAGTAACTGGATTGACTGATGTTTTAAAAGTCTTTCAGCAACTTGAAAATGATTTTGGCGATAAGATGGCACGCAGTAAAGTGTTAGTGCCAGCAGTGCGTGAAGCCATGAAGCCTGTACTGGCTCAAGCACGCGCTGATTCTCCAATTGATACTGGAGGCTTGCGGCGTTCTTTGCAAGTGGAGGCGCGCCGTCCTACGCGCAAAGATAAGTCGTCTAAGTATGTATCATCAACCGATACCGTTATTGCTTTAGTGACAGCTGCACCCGGTAAAAAACTGGCAAAGATGGGCATCAAAAGCGATGCCCGTGCGATTGCTCAAGAGTTTGGTACAGCCAAAAATCCAGCGCATCCTTATTTACGATCTGCACTTGAAACGCAATCAAGTGCGGTGGTGGATAATTTAAAAAACATTCTGGTTCGCAGAATGGATACCTTCCGAAAGAAAATGACATGACAAAATTCTCCTCTGCCTTTGGCACTTCCTACGCTGACAAGCGCAAACATTTAGCTCAAAAAACATTTGAACTGGGTGGACATACGTTCACGGTTCGTTTGCCTTTGGTTGCTGAATCTGACGCCATGTATATCCGAATCACGACACCAGACGAAGCGCAAATTGATGCGGTCTACAAAGCAATGACCGCCACCTTGATTGAACTGAAAGATCAGGCCACCGAGGAATTTGAATTTCAAGAGAATGACATTCTGATTAATGGTCGTTCGATGCGTGGTGCTGCCAAAACCAAAGTGATGACTGAGATTCGCATTGTTGAATACATCAAGTTATTGGTGACAGAGAATCCAGAGAATAATCTGGATGACATTACTTATGAAGACATTGAAGCCGAATGGCCCGTGTCTGTGCAAATTCAATTGGTGGATAAGATTGGTGAAGTGATTTCACCCAGCTACAAGGAATCAAGAAAAAACTAATTGGCTCGTTGAGGTCGCAAGTGGAATGCTCCATGATCTTCAACGGGCATACAAAAGAACAGATTGACGAGATTGATGTCGTCACCATGCTACAAATTCAGACCATGTATGCTGATGGTCTGCTGGGGAATCAAAGCATTATTACTGCCCTTGGTAATTTAACCAATGGTGTATTTAATTACATGCGGCCCCGCGGGGCGGCTCCATATACATTAAACAATATAATCGGGCCATCCTACGATTACATTTATCCACCAATAAGTGAAGCCGAGCAACAAGACAAGATAAACGAAAGCCTGTTACTATTTTTAAGTCAGGCTCCGGGTTTTGAGGCAAATAAATTTGGGGTAAAGAATGGCTAATATTGCAAGACTTGGCGTGCTACTTGGGTTGGATAGTGCTGAATTTTCTAAAGGCTTAGATCAGGCCAATAAAAAATTATATGATTTTGGCAAACAAGTGGCGGCAAATGCGGCCACCGTTGCCACGGTTGCCACTGCTGCTTTTGTAGCAGCAGCACATCAAGCCTTGGCGTATGCCGATGGAATTGCCGATGTAGCCAAAGCCAATGATGTCACCATTGATTCAATTATCAAATTGAATAATGCGCTGGCTCAGTCTGGCGGAAATGCCGATGATGCCGGAAAATTGCTTGCCAGCTTTACTAATTTTGTTGATAGTGCCGCCTCTGGTTCTGATGATGCTCAAAAGGCATTCACCAAAATTGGCATTTCATTAAAAGATTTGGGCAGGCTATCAACAGAAGATTTATTTGGCAAAGCCATTCAAAGTATTGCCGCCATTGAAGACCCGTTGACCCGCAATGCCAAAGCCATGGATATGTTTGGCAAAGCTGCCAAGGGTGTTGATTTTGTCGCGTTGGCTGATGGTATGAATACGGGTGCTGGTGCCACAGCGGCCCAAGCTCAAGGCTTGCAAGATGCTGCCGATATGTATGACCGACTGGCACAAAGTGGCCGCGATTTTATGACTTTGTTGGCCTCGGAACTTGGCCCAGTTTTAATTAAAACATCAGATTATTTATCAACGCTGACGGATAAAGGAACGGCATTGCAAGATGTCATGCACTTTTTATTTGTTCAAGGTGCATATCAAATTGCCAGTTTTGCTACTGAAGTCACAGATTTAGTCAGTGTCTTTAAGGCGTGGAAAGATGTTGCTGAAGCCATTGCTGATATTAATATTTATTCAACATCGGAAGATCGTGCAAAAATTGGAAAAATTATTGCGGCTCGATATGCAGATCGTGCAGAGAATGAAAAAAAATTAGCAGAATTAAAAGAGCAATTAGAAAACCCTTTTATCAAAGGCGTTAAAGATAGTGAAGTTGGCAGTTGGGATGAAACAAAGCCAAAAGCCAAACGCACCGTAGCCCCCGGCAAACAAGCCACGGCTGATGCTGCCGCTGCATTAAAAAAGCAATTGGCTTTAGAGCAAAAAGGCTTTAATGTTCGTGAACAAGAGCGAGCCGATTACATCAAACTAAATGAGCATTTTGAGCAAGGCAATAAATTATTAGTGGCGAAACAAGCCTTGGAAGACCAAACGTTGACCCGTGGGCATGATTTATTTTTGCTGAATCAAAACGTCAATCATTTAAGCGAAGATGATTTGCAATTGCAGCGCGATAAGTTGTTGATTGCTCAACAGTATGATGATGCGGTCAAAGCCATTCGAGACAATGATGCTTTGACTTTGGATGCACAAACCAAAGCCTTGGAAGTGCAAGTGCAACTTCAACAACGGTCATTAGACTTGGCACAACAGCGGCGAGATATAGCGGTCAAAGCCAAGACTGGAACCTTTGCTGAAGGCTTTGAAAAAGAAATGGATAAAGCATTTCGCAATCTTCCTACTCAAATGGAAAAAGGGCAAATGGCTTTTGAATCCGTTTTTTCTAATATGAATGCGGCGCTGGATAATTTTGTTAAGACTGGCAAACTGAACTTTAAAGGCTTTGCTCAAAGTGTCATTCAAGATTTGATCGCCATTCAAATCAAGGCGCAAGCTGTATCATTATTAAAAATGGCATTTGGTGCTTTTGGTTTTGGTGGAGGTGGCGGTGGCGGCGGCATAACGCAAGCTATGTTTCAAATGGCTGAATTTGCCGATGGCGGTGATCCACCAGTGAATCAAGCATCAATGGTTGGTGAACGTGGTCCTGAATTGTTTGTTCCAAAAACTGCTGGCACGATCATTCCCAATCATCAATTGAACTTGGGCGGTGGAGGCACTACTAACAACATCACCAATTACAATATTCAAGCCATTGATACCAAAAGTTTTGAAGAGCGCATTCTGGGAAGCTCTAAAGCTGTATGGGCAGCCAATGCTTATGGCAATAAAAATCTAGCCGTTAATCGCGGGAGAACATAAATGAGTTTTCAGACAATCTTTAATATCAGCCAATCTATTAGTGTGCAAAATAGACGAACTGTTGGACAACAAGTCAGCCGATCTGGACAAGTGCGCGTGGCTCAATATTTAACTTCAGTCCCGTGGCAATTTACAGTCAAACCTCATAATTATTTGTATTATCCGCAAGTGCGCGGCGTCATTCAAGCAATTGATAATAGCGATCGACAATTGCCACAAACAATTACGTTTGCAGGTACTGGTTTAAATTGGTTTACGCTTTATCAAGGTGGTTTAACTTTGGCTCAGGTATCGGCTTTAACGCTGGCATCTGTTCCTGCTGCAAATGCCACCACTATATCCGTGGGCAATCTTCCTGTGATTAGTGCTTTAGCCGTAGTTTTTGCTGCTGGTGATTTCATACAACTTGGCAGCTATTCATATAAAGTTACGACTACAGTTCTTAGGGGCAGTCTTTCTACTATTAATGTAACATTGCATAGGCCAGTCATTGGCACTGTATCCGTAGGCACTTTAACCGCCGTTGGTTCAGCTTGCACTTTTTATTTGCTTGCTGCACAATGTCCCACATACACATTAAACCCAATGACCA